TCATTCGGAGGGGATGACTGCCGCAAAGGCAAGGGCGCTGGCGAGTTCTTCGGCCGACAGGTCAAAGAAGCGAGCTTCAAGGCTCCCGCTGTCGATGTTCAGAGCATGGGTGATTGCATCAGCGTCGGCCTTGTCTTGGCTGTAGCAGAACGGCTCACTGCCCTTCATGGTCATCCAGCCCTCGCTGTTGTGCGTGCAGCCGGGTGCGCGGGCGGTGGTGAACTTGCTCATGGTGATCTCCGTGGGTCGGTGGGAAACAACCGCGCTTCCCATGGACATAAATGTATTACAGACAAGTCTGCATTGCAAGGGGCTGCGGAACTTTTTTGTATGACACGCGAGGTGTTGCAATGAGCGGACGCGCATCAAGAGACAAGGGCCGGCGCGGGCACACCGCTTTTGCTGCGCTGCTGGCTGAGCGTGATTGGGTCGCAGCAGAGACGCAGGCAGGGCAGAAGGCCGAGGACTTCCTCGCCGTCGACCCGGCAGGCATCGTCTACGCTGTGGAGGTGAAGAACACCGTGTCCAGCGGCCCCGAGCATCTGAGGCAGGCCAAAGAGCAGGCGCACAAGAGGGGCAAGGGGGTGCGCTGGCTGCTGGCTTGGCACATCCCCGGCGAGTCGTCGTGGCTCGTGCGCAGGCAGGGGGCAAAGCCGGTGGTGTGGCATGCGGGTGAGTCATGACTGAGGTAACAAAAACCAAGCGCAAACCGACGGGAGCCGCAGCAATGGGGCCAGGTCCGGGCAGGCCGAAGGGAGTCCCGAACAAGATAACCGTCGAGTTCAGGGAAACCGTTCGCCGCTTGCTGGAGGACAACGCCGAAAACGTGGCCGCATGGCTGCAGCAGGTCGCATCGGGTGAGCACAACGGCAGGCCCGACCCGGCGAAAGCTCTCGACCTGCTGGCGAGCCTGGCAGAGTTCGCGGCGCCGAAGCTGTCGCGCACTGAGCATGTGGGCGACGGTGGCGGTCCTGTGAAAGCGACGCTTGACGTGTCAGGCATGCCGACTGACGTGCTGGCCGAGATCATGAGGGCGCGTGATGCGGCTGAGCGAGGCTGATTTGCTGGCCGTGGAGCGTGAGCTGTGCCGGCGGTCGCTGGCTGAGTTCGCCAAGCGCGCGTGGCACGTTCTGGAGCCTGCTGCCCCTCTCAAGTGGGGTTGGGCGTTGGATGCCATCTGCCTGCATCTGGAAGCCGTCACGAAAGGCGACATCACGCGCCTGCTGATGAACGTGCCGCCAGGCTCCATGAAGTCCCTGCTGACCGGCGTGATCTGGCCGGCGTGGGAGTGGGGGCCGCGCGACATGCCGGAAATGCGCTATGTCGGCACTGCGCACGAGGAAACGCTTGCGATCCGGGACAGCCGGCGCTGCCGCGACCTCATCAAGTCCGAGTGGTATCAGCGCCTGTGGCCGGTCAAGCTGTCGTCTGATCTGGACGGGAAGCGGGAATTCGGCAACGAGCGCAAGGGCATCCGGCAGGCTCGCTCGTTCACCAGCATGACAGGCGTTCGTGGCGACCGCATCATCCTGGATGACCCGATCAGCGCCGACAACGCCAACAGCGACGCCAAGCTGGCGGCGGCGCGCATCGCATTCACTGAGACGCTGCCGACGCGGGTGAACAGCGACCGCTCGGCCATCGTCGTCATCATGCAGCGCCTGAACGAGCAGGACGTATCGGGCGTGATCCTGGGCATGGGCCTGCCGTATGTGCACCTGTGCATCCCGATGCGTTACGACCCGAAGCACCATTGCTCAACGCCGATCTGGTCAGACCCGCGCACGCAGGAGGGTGAACTGATGTTCCCAGAGCGATTCGGGGAAGATCAGGTCAGCGAGCTTGAGCGCACCTTGGGCAGCTACGGCGCCGCCGGCCAGCTACAGCAGCGCCCAGCACCGCGAGGCGGCGGCATCATCAAGACCGCATGGTTCGGCTACTGGCACACGCTGCCGGCGCTTGAGTGGGTCGAGGTGTTCGCTGACACGGCGCTCAAGACGGGCGAGGCGAACGACTACAGCGTACTGCAGGCCTGGGGCCGGTCAACGGTTGGGCAAGCCGTGCTGATCGATCAGATCCGTGGCAAGTGGGAGGCGCCCGAGCTACTCGCCCAGGCCCGCGCGTTCTGGCACAAGCACTCGCAGCGAGCAACTGCGCCGGCTCGGTCGATGGGCGTCGAGGACAAGGCCAGCGGAACAGGCCTGATTCAGTCGCTGCGCCGCGAGGGTGTGCCAGTGCGTGCGATCCCGCGCAGCAAGGACAAGCAGAGCCGAGGGCACGACGCCGCGCCGTTCATTGAAAGCGGGAATGTCCTGATGCCTGCTGATGCGCCGTGGCTGTCCGACCTGCTGGCAGAGTGCCAGGCGTTCCCGACCGGGGCGCATGATGACCAGCTTGACCCGATGTTCGACGCCATCGATGCAGTGCAGCGCCGGGCTGCGCCTGGGCGGGCTGTTCAGGCTGCGGTGGCAATTCCCATGGTCAACCATTACGCGAGGCGATGAGTGGCGACAAAGGACATCAGCGATCGCCAGGTATGCGAGGCATATGCAGAGATGGGCCGGCAGCGGCAGGGCGCTGTGTGGCGGTATCAGACGGCGGAAGAACTGCTCATGCAGTCAACCGGCCAATGCCTCAAGGTCTGCCTAAACGCCATGCAACGGGCCGAAAACAGGCGCCTGATTGACTGCGGTGTCAGTTTGCGCACTGGATGGTTGACGGATGCAGGCAAGGCGCTGCTAAACGGGGATGCTGCGCGATAATCTCGCAACCCGGCCCCACGGCCCGCTGAGCCCTTAGAGCCGCCAGCAGCTCACCGAATGCGCGAGACGCGCGAAGGTGTGTTGCATGACGATTTCAAAGGCTGACCGCCTCGCAGCGGTTCACGAGCGGGCGCTGCAGCGCTTCGACAAGATCCAGACCGCTTTGAGAAACGAGCGGCAGCAGTGCCTAGAGGATCGGCGGTTCTACTCAGTTGCGGGCGCCCAATGGGAGGGGCCGCTAGGCGACCAGTTCGAGAACAAGCCGCGCTTTGAATTCAACAAGGTGCATTTGGCCGTCATCCGCATCATCAACGAGTGGCGCAACAACAGAATCACGGTCGACTTCACCCCGAAGGATGGCGCGTCGAATAGCGAACTGGCCGACGTGTGCGATGGCCTATATCGAGCCGACGAACAGGACAGCGGCGCACAGGAAGCCTACGACAACGCATTCGAGGAAGCTGTGGGCGGAGGTTTCGGTGCATGGCGCCTGCGCGCCCACTACGAAGACGACGAGGATGACGACAACGACCATCAGCGCATCTGCATTGAGCCCATCTTCGATGCTGATTCCTCGGTGTTCTTCGACCTCGATGCCAAGCGGCAGGATAAGGCCGACGCGAAGTTTGCCTTCGTGCTGTCCAGCATGAGCAAAGAGAGCTTCGCGGATCTGTACGGGCACGACCCCAGCACGTGGCCGAAACTCATCCAGCAGCGATATTTCGACTGGTGCACGCCTGATGTGGTGTACGTGGCCGAATACTACGAAGTCGAGGAAGTGGGGGAGGTTCTGCATTACTTCACCGGGCTTGATGGGCAGGTCACGACTGTCACTGACGCCCAGTTGAAGGAAGACGAGGACAAGCTCGCCGAACTGCAGGCCACAGGCTACCGTGAGACGCGCACGAAGCGGGTCAAGCGCAAGCGTGTGCACAAGTACCAGCTCAGCGGCTTGCAGGTAGAGGATGACGAAGGCTTGATTGCCGGGCGTCACATCCCCGTGGTGCCGGTGTACGGCAAGCGCTGGTTTGTCGACAACGTCGAGCGCTGCATGGGCCATGTGCGCCTGGCGAAGGACGCGCAAAGGCTCATGAACAGCCTGCTGTCGTGGCTGACCGAGATTGCAGCGCGTTTCGACACTGAGAAACCCATCCTCACGCCTGAGCAAGTGATCGGGCACGCGGCGATGTGGGCGGAAGACAACGTGAAGCGGTTCCCGTACCTGCTGCTCAACCAACTGCGCGACGGCAACGGTGATCCGGTGTCAGGCACAGCCCAACCGCTGGCATACACCAAAGCTCCGAACGTCCCGCCTGCAATGGCTGCGCTCATCCAGATTGCCAGCCAGGCGCTGGATGATCTGCTGGGCAACCAGCAGGCCGGCGAGCAGCTGCAGCCGAACCAGTCGGGCAAAGCGGTTGAGCTGATCCAGACGCGGTTGGACATGCAGACCTACATCTACATGAGCAACATGGCCAAAGCCATGAAGCGCAGCGGTGAAATCTGGCTCAGCATGGCAAAGGATGTCTTTGTGGAGGACGAGCGCCCCATGAAGACGATCGCCGAGGGCGGCGAGATGGACAGCGTGGTGTTGCGCCGGCCCGTGATCGACAAAGAGACCGGCGAGCAGGTACTGGAAAACGATCTGGACGAGGCGAAATTCGATGTGTGGGTGGATGTCGGCCCGTCGTCTCAATCTCGACGTGCAGCCACTGTGCGCGGCCTGACCGGCATGGCGCAGATCACGCAAGACCCGGAGACGCTCAACGTGTTGACGGCCGCCGCGATGATGAACATGGAAGGCGAAGGCCTGGGCGACGTGCGCGACTTCTTCCGGGCTCGCATGGTCAAGATGGGTGTCGTCAAGCCCACGCAGGAAGAGCAACAGGAACTCGCGCAAGCCGCCGCAAACCAGCAGCCCGACCCGCAGGCCGAATATCTCAAGGCTGCGGCAGAGCAGGCCAGCGCGGACGCGGCGCAGGCTCGTGCGAAAACCATCGACACCATTGCGGCTGCTGCGCTCAAGCGGGCGCAAACGGACAAGACCATTGCCGAAACTCACGGCGAGGTGCATGCACAGGCCCTGTCGACGTTCGGCGCCATGCGCGACGCAGCGCAACAGGCTCCAGCATTGCCGGGCGCGTGATGCATTCCATGCATAGTTGTGCCTCATATTTGCGCACAACTATGCAACAGGCGCATAATGTCGGCATGGCATCCGCCGGCCTACTTCGGCGAGCAAACGAGGACGTATGGCAGTTGAGGCAGTTGGTGACACGGTGATGGAAGTCGACCCCATCGACGCGCCCCAGGTTAAGGAAACCGACGACACCGCGAGCGAGACGCAAGCAGATGGCGCGGCCGACCAGGGCGACGACGATGACGGCGAGTTGGTCATCACCATCGGCGACGAGCAGCCCGAAGCGGCGCAGCAGGAAGAGCCAGGAAAGGCGCCCGAGTGGGTGCGTGACCTGCGCAAGAGCAACCGCGAGCTTGTGCGTAAGCAGCGTGAGCTTGAGGCGGAAAACGCTCGGCTGAAGGGTGGCGGTGCAGCTCCGCAGGCCGTGACGCTCGACCCGAAGCCGACGCTTGAGGGCTGCGACTACGACGCCGAAAAGTTCTCCGCCGATCTGGAAGCGTGGCACGTCCGACGCCAGCAGGTCGAGGCGCAACAGCGCCAAGCCGAGCAGGTGCAACAGCAGGCGCAAGCCGCGTGGAATGCCAAGCTGGAAGCCTACGCGAAGGCCAAGACCGCGCTGAAGGTGCGCGACTTCGAGGACGCGGAAGGCATCGCAATCGACACCTTCAACACCACGCAGCAAGGCGTGATCCTCAACGGCGCGGACAACCCCGCCGCTGTGGTCTACGCCCTGGGCAAGAACCCGACGCGAGCCAAGACGCTCGCGGCCATCAATGACCCCGTGAAGTTCGCCTTCGCAGTGGCCAAGCTGGAAACGCAACTCAAGATGACGCCAAAGAAGACCGCCCCCGTACCCGACAAGATCGTTCGCGGATCGGCGCCTATCGCCGGCTCGTCTGACAAGGCGCTGGACAAGCTGCGCGAAGAAGCCGCGCGCACTGGCGATCTGACCAAGGTCAACGCCTACAAGCGGCAGATGCGCGAGAAGCAGCGCGCGTAAGCGCTGGTGCCCTGGGTGCGCACTGAGCGCCCAACGACTCGCCCCCGCAAGGGGCAGCGCTGATTGACTGAGCGACCGTCCGGCTCCAACGGGATGAGGAAACGAAGCGCCGCTATGCGGCAAACCGCTACTCATTCATTTGGAGCCAATCATGGCGAACAGTTTTTCCAAGCAAGAGATCGTGGCC